CTCGCATCCCTCGGCTTCCGCAACTGATGTTGCGAAAGACCAAAAGAGGAGTGTTTCAAGAGGAAACGTCGTTCCGTTGCCCATACTCGAAAATTTCTCGAGTACGATTCGCCGCCCTTGGTAGACGACCGACCCGCTCCTGGCAGCAGCCAGGAGATCGAACCAGTCATCTGGGAGCAGATCGAGCACCAAATTGGTGGCAACGGTATCCGACGCAGAACTCAGGTCTATGGTAGCTAGGCTACCATCTATGGACCCCTGACGCGCCAGAGCCTGGTTAGGCTCCTGACGTCGGAGGTCGAGACCACACTCTGTCAACAACCTTTCGGTCATCAACCGCCCGATACCCCCTTGGAGAAGGGTATTTAACACGGGCTCGACCACGATTCCGCGGTCGACGAGGCTACTTTTGGGCACGAAGCCTAGAGTTCCGTCAACAACATCGACAGGAACTCCTTTGACCTGCTCACCGTGTTCAGCGGGACACTGCTCCGATCCTTTATTGAACTCCGTGGTCACAAAATCTGACCATGCAGGAAATTCGTTGAGGAGACGCGGTAGCAGTGGCAGGAGGCTCGGGCTACACTGGAAGCCAGCGGACAACTTTGTGCGCGGACTGGCTTTTCTTTTCACGACGTCCGTCGTGGCGCCGGGTCCAAAGCAGTAACTTAAGTCGGACACCTCCGGGGCATCTCCGAGTACTCGTGCGATTTTTCGTGCGGACGTATGAAGTATACGTTCGACGTAGGGGCGGAATTGAAAATCCCCCCTAGCGCGCGCTCGGAAACACTCATTGGTGCGACGGCAGTCAAGCTCGGACTGTACGAATTTCCTGAATGCCGCGGCCTTTCGGTCCACGGTTACACCTGGGAATTCTAGCGTACTCTTTTTATAGAGAGCTAGGGCTTGTCGAAGATGGATGAGATCAACAACATTCTCATCTCCTCCGTAAGACAAGTCGTACCTGCACAAACCAAGATAATCACGAGCTTCAAGAAGTTTCGCGATCTCAAGGCTCTGAGGGCTAGAAGTGCAAGCCTCCAGGTGCAGTTGGCACATTTCGTCAAGGAATTCAAGCTGTTCACTCCTTGGCCATACCCGGTCCCACGATTGTGAGACCCGGGGTGCTGCTTTCCGTCGTTTATGGTTCGACATAACCACTCCTTTCAGTGGGGAGATGGGTGGAAACTCGCGGCCGACTGTAGGTTAAGTCGGAGACACAAGCAGGTCAACGCCCTCGGGCACCATCCCAGCAGTGGCGGGAGCCACGCTGGTGATGATATTCCCGCAGATGTTGAGCGTCAGTTGTCGTGCGAGACGGCGAGAGGTCACGGTCGACCGCTTCGGTGCATAGTTGATATACACGTTGCGATCGATGAACGCCACCTTCGGTGCAGCGGTATAGCCCGAAGAGTTAACACCCGAAACACTTTCCATGACGGGCACGTTGACGTCAACGGTAGTGATCGTCGTACCAGCCTTCGTCTGCTCTTGGGTATAGATAACGAACACCTGCGCCTCGTCGGGCAGGGTCGGAACCTTTTCCCGATACACTGCCATGACCTTGCCACGCTCGCGCGTGACAGAGATCGGAACCAGGGTATGAGAGACGGGGGTGGTAGCGCCATCAAAGGCGACGATGTTTGCGATTGCGGACATTGCGCTTTCCTTTCAATACACAGCGATTCGGAGGACGCTGCGGCACTTACGTGCGGGTTAGTAACGCCCTTTTAGGGCAGGGTTTGCAAACAGCGAAACGGCATCGAGCGTCCTTTTTAGAGACGTTAAGCTCTTCCCTACCTCCACATCAAGTGAGGGGTAAGGGATTTGCAGCTCGGTGTTGACTGTCCGTTCCATTTTGAGATCCCGGTAGGAAAAACCGGATTGAGGCTCCCAAGTGAATCTAGGTCGCCCATTGCTAGGCAGAACCTGGGGAATCCCCGCGCACGTCCACTCCTGAACGTGCGTCACAACGAACACTCCCTCATTACGCCGCCAAAAATCGACGGCCGCGAGGAAGTCCCCAACTGGAAGCATCCAGTCCGCCACAAATGAGAGAGGAGTCCTCTCCCATAGGACGGAGGCGGGGTCGGCAAGCCCTGTGTAGCTGAGCAACCGATTTGGTTCGTCTTTCAGAATAGCTCGGATGTAACATTTGTGCGTCATCGTCGAGGGTCCCCAAGGGGATCTCGGCCATAACAGCACATCCCGAGATACTCTGCCCGCTGTGAAACGGGTTGTGTTTTTCTTGTTCTGGAGATTGGCC